TTCCAAATTTATCACGTTTTTTTATATCTTTAATTACAGATTTCCAAGTGGATTTATTCATTTATCCATTCTTTAATTATGTCATAATCTTTAATAGAACAATATTTAAATCCATTTTTAGTAGCCCATGTACCATGTGTGTATTTAGCACCACCGCATAGTTTATTACAATCCATAAATACAAATCGTAAATCTAAGTTGGGATATTGTTCTTTAATTAAAAGATATTTTGATCTTTCTTTATGATCTGAAAGATAGCCTTTGGTTTCTACATAAATATTATTAGGTAAAGACCAATCTATCAAATATGTATGTTTAGATTCTGGTACAATATAAGTAAGTTTTGTATCTTCATATTTATACTGTACTTCTAAATCATTTAGTAAATATTCAAAGTTTTCCTCAAGCTTAGATCGTCGTTTAGTAGTCATGCAGCATCTAATTGATCTACTACATTAATAAGATCTAAACTACTACCACTACCATTAGTGTATTCTCCTTGCCAATTCCATTGTACTGGATACCATTTATCTAATGGTTGATAATAATAGGCTCCATTGATGTATCGAGATTCATAGATGTCATAAAGTCTAACATCAGATCCACCTCTTGTTTGCATGGGTTGGCTAAATTTAAGTTTTGTCGGTGTACCCAACTTTGACCCCTTTCTTGTTGTATCCATAAGCATTGTGCATTCATCACAAATCTTTTTGGATTATTATATTTATCATATACAACATCAAACATATCTTGTTCATCTGTAAGATGATCAATAAGTTTAGCAGCTTTCTTTGGTCCTATTTGATATACACCAAAGATATTATCTGCTAAATCTCCAATAAGCATTTGCTTATAAAAGAATTGTAAGCCTTCTAGTTCTGTTATTGAATATGCTTTATTGTTGATAAAATTATAATGCATTCCTGGGATCATGTCAAGATCTTTATCAATAGTACAAATAATTGTTTTTGATGTTTGATTCCATGCTAATGCATCATCAGCTTCATAACTTACAATATACTCTGCTCCCCATGTTTTGTCAAGATATTCTTTACATGTATAGACAAGAGGAGGTGTGTCTGTCTTATCTCTATTTGCTTTATATTCAGGATTAATTACTTTTCTAAAATTAGGTTTTTCTTTACTAGATAAGAATATTCTATAATTTTCATATTCTGTATCAGTATTCATAAAGATAGAAGATAATAATCTATTACATCTTTCATAGAGTAAATAAGAATTAGCATCTTGTGGAATACTGGTGGCTACTCTCCATGCCACAATATCTCCATCTATTAGGATTGTCAATTTTGATCCTTACTTGATTATATTCTTGTTTTCCTACTTTATGAGATCCACAAGTAGGACATCTAATTATTTCTTTTTCATTCTTGAGTGTGCTAAATATATTAGCACAATATAAACAGATATAATTATTAACATGTACCATATTATTATTTTTATGTTGTTAAAAAGTGCCGGTTACGTCATCCGGCGTAACTGAGTTACCGTCCTAATAATTAATAGGGAATGTCATCCTCTGTTACATCAGGATCGTCAATTCCCAACACAAAGTTAATGTAAGTTTGTGCAGTTACTTTAACATCATCAGGATTTACATTACCAACAAGAGTATTAACAGCATTGGTAAGTGAGGATTGACGAATAATATATACTTGTTTCTTTGCCCTATCTTCAGCAGTTTCCCAATTACTACTAGAGGATACTGCTTTACTAACAGGAGATTTTGAGATTGGATGACCGACCTCTTCAACTTGTTTATAAGAGTTACTCTCTGCTGAGATTTTATCCCAATCCCAAAAGCCATCTGCATTCTTGGTCCTACCAATAAAGAATACATCACCTTTTTCAGAATTCTTCAAAACATCAAAGACTTCTTTGTTACCAAAAGGCATAACTTTTTTACCTTCAACTTTATCTTGAAAGCTTTTATTCTTGTACATAAGATCAACAAATTCATAAGGTTTGTTGGTTTTAGTGGTAGCTTTTACAAGATCAACAGATTTTACTTCAATACAAATTTCAGACATTTATACAAGTTCCTTTAAGTTTAACATATTTGGACCAACTTTAATTTCCCCACGTAGGGGTATATTCCAGTCTAAGAAAAAATACTGAGATAAAAGCTTTGGTAAATCTCGGAATAGTTTATCAAAAAGATTTGCAACAACTTCTATCTCAGTATCCGGGCTGTCCAGTACAATAGAATCATGTACTGTACTAATTAGTTTACTTTGTAACTTTAACTTATCTAATCTATGTTTAGCAATTACTCTTATCATTGAAACAACATCAGCACCTAGTCCTTGGTTTGGCCAATTGGTAATATCAGATTCATTGTATTGTAATCCTTTATAAGTTTGTTTCGGAGTAAACTTATGTACTCGACCAAATGGACTTATTATAATTCCTGTTGTTGTTGCTTCTTTGATAAAACGTATGTGGGTTTCATAGATTTTATTATATTTAGAATAATATTTATCAATCACAGATTGCCAAAAGTCTTGTGATGTACTTACTGATTTAAAATCAGGATCTTTAGCATAAGCATACGCTGATCCTCTATAAATCCATCTAAAAAGAAAGATCTTTGAAATCAATCTAGATGGTAGAGTAAAAGCAATTTGATTTGCTGTATGAATATCATTTTTAGTTGGGTCTTCTAATACTGAAATCCATTCATCAATTCCTGTTTTATCTTGAGATAAAAATAAATATGTACACCACTCCAGACTTTTGACATCTATATTAATAATCATGAGTTAACTATAAGAAATCCAGTGTATATACCTGCAAAGAAACAACCAAGTCCCATTAAAGTTAATGTGGATATATGATATGTAAGTTCCATGTTATTCTTTTTTCATTTCACAGGATTCTAATTCTTTTTGAATTTCTTCTAGATCTGTAATAACCATATCAATACCAAATTTATCTACTGCATAACAAAGTCCTTTTAAGACATCGAAATATTTTTCATCTTTTTCTACTACAGAATCTTCAGGAATTATAATAACATTCATTAATATCTACTTATACAAAATTGTTTAGCAAGAGGAGCTAGGTTTTGTTGATTGGGTTTACTACTAGATAACCTACCTGTAATTGCTAAACATTGATTGAGAGTTGAGTATAACTTATTAGGGGGCCAGTTCATTTTTTCTCTTAGTTTAGGTAATCCTTTTAAATATGTACCATTAATTTTTTCTAACTTAGCACGTTCCAAAAGTAAGGTAATTATATTTTTAGTATATGTTTTTGTAACAAGTGCTCTTAATGTGGGTTCATCTGTCTTATAAAAGCCTTCTTTAAGTAATTCAGAACCTTTTAAGGGTGTAACTAATCTAGGAAATACTTTATTAGTTTTTACATTTTGATATCGTATTTGTCCTATTTTTAAACCAGTTTTATAAAATCCAATAGGTTCTTTAGTAATAATTTCTTTTGTTCCTCCATATAATATAATGGAAATATCATCATTACTATTATAATTAATCCCAGGATTATTAAGAATCCTGTTAAGTTTTTCTTCTATAGCTTTAATTTCAAGTTCAAGTTTAGTTGCTGTTTGTAAGGATTCCTCTTCATCATAAATTAAACCATTGTATTCCATCTCTTGTAGAACAAGAAGATCATTACATTGTAATCTAAACAGAGGGAAAAGATCTTGTTCTGTTGTAGAGAACTTCTTTACTTGTTCTAAGAACACCAAGTATGTCAGTTCTACATCTCTTTTACCGTATTCTTCTAATTCTACCAGAGGAATCTGGTCAGTGTCAATACCTTGATCCCAATATTTTTCTTTAATTCCATGTATTTTTGAACCTAAATTATAATTTACTCCTATTGTATCTAGGTCTGGATATTTCCAATTCTGATATGAGAATAAAAATTCAGCTATTTGTAAGTCCCAAACTGGACATTGTGGAGTCCAGTTTAGTTCTCTCTTTAACCAATTAAGATCAAATTTTAAGTTTGATCCAATTATACAGGAGGTTTTTGATGTATGCTCCACCAAATCAATAAAAGTACTAGGATGATAAACATTAACATTTTTTTTACTTTTACTTTGTATTGTAATTAATTTGTTTGTTTCATCAAAAGGATTACCTTTATTCGATGTTGTGGTTTCCACATCCAGGACAACTGGATTCCTCTTCAAGGAATTCAAAGTATTGCCAATCCACAATCTTTTGTTCAACACCAAACTCCTTTGTTGCCATTTTTAAAAAATCAAAGACAAACTTTTCTGCAGCTTGTTCATCTTTAGCTTGTACTTTAATATTAATTGGGATATCAAAGGTCTTCAAAGGTTTCTTCCCATTCTTCAAGAGATTGTTTATTAATATAAAAAGTTCCTAATGTATTTAAATTAAAATCATCAGGTAAATTTAATGTAACTGCTGGTGAACCTTCATTAGCATAATATGTTTCATCTTCTTTTAAAAGATGATCTACAAGGGTTTTGTTAGTATACCAGTTTATTGAATTACTACCATCACCATTATCAGAAATTAATCCATATAAATTTTTCATTTACTTATCCAAAATAATTTTAAAACATGTATCAGTATCTGGTTCATACATAACAGCACCTTCTGGTTTCATCCATCCAGGTACAATAAATGATCCATTATTTATTAATATATTTTTTACTTCTTCTACTGTATTAGCATTAATAATAGGAATTACATTACAACATTTAGGTGTATTGGGATTATGTGGTCCCCATCTAAGAGTATTAAAAAGACTAAAGAACCTCTCTGTTTGACCATATGTACGACCAATTCCACGTCCCCACCATTCACCATAATGATGTCCAGGACCTAAGGATAATAGATCTTCTTTATTATCTTCTACCCATTTGGCAAAGCCAAAGTTATCATCATGTGGGAAAATAAATTTATTTCGAGATTGTGCTCCAATATAACCTTCTTCATCAATCACAACACAAGCATTTGTACCATCAATCTTTTCTGTAAATACAGGCTTACGTTTGTTTTCAATTCTAATAATTTTAGGCCAAGGTTTAAACTCAATCATTTAAATCTCCACAAGATAACATACGATTATAATTCCATAATGTTTTATCATCCATAGTAGAATTACAGATAGCTACAAACTGTTTATCATTATAAACAGGATTATCTTCTAAAAACATTTCATTAAAGAGTTTAGTAATAGTTACTTTATCTTTTGTAGAAATCTTAGCATCTCTAATTAATTTAGCAATACGTAATACTTGTTTTGTTCTATATGCAGGCATTAGTCTTCAAATCTCGCAATATCTGGTAGGATTTTTACTGATAAATGTCCATGTCTAAGCATAGGTTCTGTATCCTCATCTCCCATTAGTTTGTTTTTACAAATAGACAAGAATCTTTGGTATTCTTCAGACTCATTGTGAGTTTTACCAATGCCAATAATCCAATCTGCTTCTGCTTGTTTAGCAGTTTTAGCATTGGCTACATTGTCCATAGTTAGCCATCGTTTTCCTTCTCCTGATGCATCACTTTGACATACTCCAATAACAGGGCAGTATTTCTTTGCAAGTTCTCTAGCCCATATATAAATGTCGCCAAGTCGTAAGTCTTCACGGTCTCCTGAAAATCCTTGAATTTTATCAAGTTGGTCAAAAACAATACATGCTGGTTTGCTGTTGATAATGATTGTCTCAACAGTGTGTTTTGTAATTCCGGTCGAGTCGAATACTTTGATTCTATTTCCTGTTTTGTGGGAATATTCATTTTTATACCTAGTTTTATTATTAAATAATTCTATTAGTCTTGTTCCGGTTGATGCTTGATAGATACGTAACTGGACTTTGCTTCCTTGTTCTTCATTGTTGAACCACAAGATAGGACTATCGCATTGTTCGGCAAAGTAACTAATTTCTGATGCAAGAAACGTAGTTTTTCCAGTTTCAGGGCGAGCAAAGATAAATCCAAAGTCACCTTTGCGGAGAGATCCGAGGCTTCTGTTAAGAGCGTTGAGACGCCATCTAAGACCTGGTTTGTGGATAGTTTCGTTGTAGAGTTCATCTAGGTCATCTGTAACAAAGTTAGAATACCCCTCTAAGGTGTCTGTAAGGGCCGTGGTTGAATTTAATTCTTGTGTGAATAGTAGGAGGTCACTAAAAGATTTTGAGCCTTCTGTGACCTCTATAGCGTGGATTGCTAGTTGTTGAGCCTTGTGTTTTTGAACAAGGTCAATTAAGAGATCATCTAACAAGAGAGTAGATGTTGTTTGTTCTTTTAGATCTTTAAGGAGAAGAGAGTATTTCTCTTTATCTTTTTCTACAATATTAACAAGAATGTATAAAGCTAGTTCTTCATAAGATATATCTCTTTCATATTTAGTAATAAGATTACTTACATATTTATATAGAGTTACTAATTCTTTATTGTCTTTAATTAAATCATAGATGATATTATGATACTTATAGTATATATCATATATACATAATAAGTTAATTAAGTGTAGCATACTTTAGTCTTTCTGTCAAGAGGTTTTTATTCCTTTCTGAAGTGTGATTGTATTCCAAATGTTTGATATACACCTCCACAATTACATTGAGATGTCCAAGTAGGATAAAATAATCTTGTTTTACCACAATTAGTACATTGTTCTAATGTTTTTTTTGGTTTAAAACCTTTTGTATAGAAAAAATCTGTTGGTTTTTTTCTAAGTATTTTTGGTTGTTTTTTTGCATATATACTAGGCATATTTTAGTCTTTTTTCTAAAAAATTTTTTATTGTTTGTTCATCATAATCTTTAGGATCTTTCTCTGTGACAAGACTAACACAATCAAAGCCTAGTTGTCTAGCATTATAACTGTATTTTAAAGAATCTTTTTCTTTGTCTTTATCAAGCCATAAAATAAATTTGACGTAGCCTAATAGTTGAAGTTGTTGAAGTCTGTTTATTGATAGATGGCTCCCAAATAATGTCGATGCCGAAACTGAGGGGAGTCCGGCCAGGACTATGCAAGAAATAATATCTTCTACTAGAATTAAGTATTTTGTTTGTTTGGTCCCTAGTATATGTAGTATGGATTTTAAATCTCCTTGTGAATACCATTTGGATTTCTTTGGATTAAATGACCGTCCTTGCCAAGCAATTAATCCAGTGTCATCAAAGATGGGGAAACAAAGTCTTTCCCAATAGGGGGACCAAACAATTAGGTTCTTTCTTCTGAAGTCCTCAGTAAGATTGTATTTATTACAGTAGTCTTTAACTTCTTTTATTGTTAATTCAAACAAACCATCTGTTGGAAAACTAATGGGAGGTTTTTCTTTGTTTTCTTTTTTAGGTAGATATTTTTTGTTTGTTGAAAAATGACAACTAAAACAGTAACTAGAACCATCTGAGTAATTAGCAAGATTATCTCCATTGTTATCTTTTCCAATTTCTGCACATTTAGGGCATTGGGAGTGATGAGTAAAATAGGTCAATATCTTCTTCCTCTTGATAATCTAAAATGTCATTAGCTTTTGTAAAACAGTAATGACATAAATTTGTATATTCTTGTGAGGAATACCATTTTCTTTTTAGATCTTCTTCTGTTAAAATTACGTTACAACTTCTACATCTGCTGGACATATTTTATTATTCTTATTGTCTATGTTGTTAAAAATGGTTTCAGAGTGGTATACTAGAAATGAAATAAAACCTGCTTGATCATGAATAGAATAAGTATTATCACAC